ATGGCAGAAAATGTAAAAGACTTCTTAGGTGGAACAGCTGATACTATTAAATCAGAATATGTAGTACAGGATAATAAAACTAAAACTATATTCTCTAGAAAAAAACCTGGTACACTTGAAGCATTTTTTTAGTTTACATTCAGACAAAAATGTGGTAGAATTAATTCATAACATAGGAGATGTTTATGAGTATTATGGATAAACTCAAAAAGAATAGTAAGTTAAAACATACTGAAGTTCTTTCTGAGTCTAAATTTTTTAACGAAAAAGATATGGTAAAGACACAAGTGCCTATGGTCAATGTAGCTTTATCTGGTTCCGTGGATGGCGGACTTACACCTGGACTTACAGTTTTAGCAGGTCCATCCAAACATTTTAAAACTTCATTTGCATTGCTTATGGCTGCAGCATATATGGAAAAATATCCTGAAGCTGTCATGCTATTTTATGATTCAGAGTTTGGTTCACCGCAAGCATACTTCAATCAATTTGAAATTGATACTTCTCGTGTATTGCATACACCTATTACAAATGTAGAAGAATTAAAATTTGATTTGATTGGACAATTGGAAGAACTTGATCGCGATGATAAAGTTATTGTAGTTATTGATTCAATCGGTAACTTAGCATCTAAGAAAGAAATGGAAGATGCTCTTAACGAAAAGTCTGTTGCTGACATGTCACGCGCTAAAGCACTTAAAGGTTTGTTCCGTATGTCGACACCTTACTTAGCTATGAAAAATATTCCATTGCTTGCTGTCAATCATACATATAAAGAAATTGGATTGTTTCCAAGAGATATCGTTGGTGGTGGTACTGGTATCTACTATTCAGCAGATGCAATCTGGATTCTTGGTCGTAGACAAAACAAAAAAGGCACTGAGGTTACTGGTTATGATTTTGTAATTAATATTGAAAAATCTAGGTTTGTAAAAGAAAAATCTAAAATACCAATTACAGTTAATTGGGAAGGTGGTGTTGCACAATACTCAGGTTTACTTGATGTAGCACTAGCTGGTGGATATGTACATAAACCAAGTAACGGATGGTATGAACCGCTACATCCTGTAACCGGTGAAGTGTTAGGTCGTAAAGTAAGACAAGGAGAAACTGAAGGTGCTTTCTTCTGGCTTGACATATTTGAAAAGACAGACTTCAAAGAATTTATTAAAAAGCAATTTACCATTGGTTATAAATCAGAAGTATCAATGGATAGGATTGTAGATGAAACACCAGGAGAATAAAACATACGAGTTGATTCCTGATGATGGAGGCGAGTCTTGGCATGTTAGAATTAAAGAAGGCATGTTTTCTGAAGCAGTAATTCAGTTTGGAGCTATAAAGATTGGTAAACAGTTAGATGACGGTGATCATCAAATTACATTTGATTTTGATCTTATTAGTTCTCCAGATGAAGGCTTAAGTGTTGATGATGAAGAATTACAAACGACTGCTGGAGATATCTTACATGATATTATGGTGCAATCCTTAGAAAAAGATGATGGATCTATGGCAGTCAAAGATGCAGATAAACCTGATGCTAATTGGGAGATGTTATGAAAATACTAATAATGGGTTTGCCAGGATCTGGTAAAACTCATCTAGCTAAAAGATTACACGTGCATTTAAACTGCGCGTGGTATAACGCAGATAAAGTAAGAGAAATGGCTAATGATTGGGACTTTACTCCATCAGGCCGTAGACGTCAAAGCGAACGTATGAATTCAATTGCTACGTTTGAAGCGACAAGAGCTCGTACTGTTATCTGCGATTTTGTTTGTCCTACAGGAGAAACACGTAAACAATTCGATGCTGACATTACAATATGGATGGACACTATACAAGCTGGTAGATATGATGATACAAATCAAATATTCGAAGAACCAACTGATATGGATTTCAGACTTGCATCTTTTATGTCAGACCCTGATATTGTTAGCTTTGCAAATTTATTAAAGGAAAAATATAATGTTTAATCCAGTAACCAAGCGCCGCTTGTTTAATACAATGGAACCTACAGTTCAAATGCTTGGTAGGTGGCAACCGTGGCATCCTGGCCACACAGAATTATTTAAAAAAGCACATGCAATGACTGGTCAAGTTTGCATTCAAATCAGGACTGTACCGCAAAATCGTGAAGCTAATTCACGAGTACCTGGTCAAGATGATAACCCATGGATAGTTGAAGATGTAAAGCAAAATATTATTAATCATTTATCAGAAGAGGGGTTTACAGAAGGGTTTGAATATGTTATAATGGTAGTACCAAACATTGTAGACATAGCATATGGACGCGGTGTTGGCTACACATTTACAGAGCACGATCTTGGTGAACAGATACACGCAATCTCAGCAACTAAAATACGTGCAGATTTAAGAAAGGCTGGCAAGCTTGCAGACAAATCTTGAACTAACAATTTTAAGAAACATCTTAACAGATGAAAAGTATATGCGTAAGGTTCTACCTTTCGTAAAACCAGATTATTTTGAGGGTATATACAGAATACTCTTTAAAGAAGCTGGTAAGTTTGTTGGAAAATATAATAAGCTTCCTACAATAGAAACTTTTAAAATTGAGTTAGATCAGTCTGATAGAATTGGTGGAGAAAATTATACAGTTGCTGTAGATTTATTACCACAATTATTTTCTAGTGAAAAGATAGATGAGGAATGGTTACTTAATAATACAGAAAAATGGTGCCAAGATAGAGCGATATATAATGCTGTCATGGAATCGATATCGATTATTGACGGTAAACATGAATCACTAACTAAAGGTGCTTTACCTGAATTATTACAAAAAGCATTAGGTGTAGCTTTCGATACTAACGTCGGTCACGATTACATACAGAATGTAGAAGAAAGATGGGATTTCTATAATAAACAAGAAGAAAGGATACCATTTGACATCGAATATTTTAATAAAATCACTAAAGGCGGTGTTCCAAATAAAACTCTTAACATTGCTCTTGCCGGCACTGGTGTTGGTAAGTCTCTTTTCATGTGCCACGTTGCCTCTTCTGCCTTAGTTGACGGTAAAAATGTTTTATATATTACTATGGAAATGGCAGAAGAACGTATAGCAGAACGTATCGATGCAAACTTATTGAATGTACCAATTGATCAATTAGAAACAATGCCAAAGACTATGTTTACTGAAAAAGTAAAACAGCTGTCAACTAAAACTACTGGTCAATTAATCATTAAGGAATACCCTACCGGTTCTGCACATGCTGGTCATTTTCGTGCATTATTAAATGAATTAAAATTAAAGCGACAATTTGAACCAGATATTATTTTTATTGATTACTTAAATATTTGTGCATCATCACGAATGAAAGGCATGGGAGGATCGATCAATTCATACAATTACATTAAAGCAATTGCTGAGGAATTACGTGGCCTTGCAGTGGAGTTCGACCTACCGATCTTCTCTGCAACACAAACGACTCGTTCTGGTTATAGTAACTCGGATGTTGGGCTTGAAGACACGAGCGAGTCTTTTGGATTACCCGCTACCGCTGACCTCATGTTTGCACTCATTTCAACAGAAGAACTCCAACAGCTAGGCCAAATGATGGTCAAACAATTAAAGAATAGATATAATGATCCAACACAAAATAAAAGATTTGTTATCGGTGTAGATCGAAGCAAGATGAAATTATTTGATGTTGATCCAAATGAGCAAACGCTGACAGACGATACACCAGTGTATGATAAGACACCTGCTGGTGAAGGCATGGCAAAATTTAAGGATTGGAATATATGAATGATTTGATTTTTACTAACTGTGAAGACTTCTTAGAAAGTCAAAAAGTTCTTGAACGCTTATACGTATTTGATGTTGATGGAACACTAACTGCTAGCCGGCAGAAGATGGATCCAGATTTTAAAGAGTTCTTTATAGAGTTTTGTAAGAACAACGCTGTTTATCTAATCACAGGTTCTGATAGAGTAAAGACTTTAGAGCAAGTTGGAATTGACGTATATTATTTTGCTGATAGAGTATATAATTGTTCTGGCAATCATGTCTTTGAACAAGACAGAGAGATATATAGAACAGATTGGAGATTACCTGATCCAGCTGCATTCTTCTTATTAGATAAATTAGCGGACAGTGGATTCTATAGAAAAACAGGACATCATATAGATGAAAGACCAGGCATGGTAAACTTTAGTATTGTTGGACGCAAATGTAATTTTGAAGAACGTGTAATGTATCGTGAATGGGATGAACATAAGAATGAAAGAAGAATAATTGCCGAAGAGTTTAACTCTAAATTTCCTGACATTGAAGCTTTAGTTGCAGGTGAAACTGGTTTAGATATTTTTCCACGTGGTCTTAATAAAGGACAAGTGATTGATGATTTAAAAGGTTATGATGTACATTTCTTTGGTGATAAAATGGATGAAGGTGGTAATGATTATCCACTAGCAGTGTTAAATACAAAAGGTACAAACTATCATGTGGATTGTTGGAAACATACTTGGAAATTATTAAAAGGAATGCAATGAAAGCTCGACTTATATCGTATAGCCAACCGACAAGCCGGATTCATACCGGAGAATTATCAGTAGGAGGATTAGACAATATCCAAGATCTCATCGCGTATTGCGCCCGTGTCTCCAATCCGTCGAACCAACTTAACACGAAGACAACTTCGAAATTACTTAGATATCTCATCAAACACAAACACTGGTCGCCATTCGAAATGGCGTCAGTCTGCATCGAAATCCAAACGACAAGAGACATCGCAAGACAACTCCTCAGACACAGATCGTTTTCATTTCAAGAGTTTTCTCAGCGGTATGCTAATATCAATGATATTACTGATTCTATTGTAATACGTAAAGCACGTTTACAAGACGAAAGCAATCGTCAGAATAGTGTTGAAACAAATGATGCAAGGTTATTAACTGTATGGGAAGAACACCAAAGAAACGTATGGTATGCTGCAATGAAAGCATACAATTGGGCTATTGAAAATGGAATAGCAAAAGAACAAGCAAGAGCTGTATTACCAGAAGGTAACACTCCGTCTAGACTATACGTCAACGGAACTATTCGAAGCTGGATACATTATATTGAATTACGATCAGCCAATGGCACGCAACAAGAACACATGGAACTCGCTATTGCATGTGGACAAGCCATAAGCAGAATCTTTCCTACATTAGAAGATGGATCTGATGGATGATGATAAGCCTACACTTAAAGAAGCATGTAGAATATACTTTTTAGTTAAAGGCCACATTGACATAAGTGATGAACAAGCATTTTCATCATATAATAGTTACTTCAGACGTCTTTGGTTTGCAGGAAGTGACGGAGCACCGTTGTACGAGAAAGAAGATGCTTTTGAAGAAGCTTGGAGAAATAAATATAAGGATAAATCATGAAAGAATTTCTATTAGTAGTTTCAATGTGGGGTAATGATGGAACAGATTGGGTGTACATTGGAAACCAATACATTATGCAAGAGTTGTTTAGTAAAGAACAATGTGAAATAATCGCCAATAATAACAATTGGCAAAAGGTAGAAACTAATCAATATTATGGATTACAATTTGATTGTTTTCATAAGGACGATAGATGACAAAGCTATTCTGTAAACTAAGAAAGGTAATTAAAACTTGGTTGAGTAAGAAAGATGATGAACAAGTAAAATACTTATCAGGTAAAAAGAAAAAAGTGATATAAATGTAACAGTAATAAAAAATAGAAAAAGGGGGGTTTACATCTCCCTTTTTTTGTGGTAGTCTAAAACTCTAATGAGGAGAAAAATATGATAACCAGAACTTTTGATATTGACTTTAATGCGTCTATAAATGATTTAATTGTTTTCTTAACAAAACATAAGGCCACATTAATTTCACTTAATCCACAACCAACATTACCATTACCTTCTATTACTATTAGGTTTCCAAAATCACAACTAAAAAATATTCAAAAAATATTTTAATTAGGGGTTTACATTTCAATTGAAATATGGTAGAATATAAATTATTGAGGAGTGCAGGATGTTTAATAAAATAAAAGCAGGCGTTTTATGTGCGGCAATTATGATGCCGGCACCGATCGCCGTACAAGCTGATACAAGCGAAGCATTAAATGAACAGAAGTGTATAGCGGACAATATATATTGGGAAGCTAGAAATCAAACAGTGAAAGGAATGATAGGTGTTGCTCTTGTTACACGTAATAGGGTTGTTGATAGTCGCTTCCCAAATTCGTATTGTGGTGTGGTGTTACAAGGACCTACGCGTCCAACTTGGCGGGATCCAGACGTTAGAATCCCTGTTAAGCACCGCTGCCAGTTTTCTTGGTATTGTGATGGCAAGTCTGATATTATACCTACTTACGACAACGATTTATATACCGTTGCTCTTGCCATTGCTTTCAGAGTATATCATGGTTCTTTTAATGATTTTACTCACGGGGCAACACATTACCACGCTACCTATGTAAGGCCGGCGTGGGCAAAAACTAAAACTAGAACTACTAAAGTAGGGAGGCATATATTTTATAGATGGGAAAGATAAAAGCTAATACTAAACAGGAAAGGTACTACACAGGTATGCTACGTATGATGAGAGAAGCAGACGCTGCTGAAGCTGCTGAAAAGAATATTGACTATAAGTTCAATGAAGGTGATCTTATAAAAGAGTTTAAAAAGTATATTGATTCGACTTATACTTCTCACTATTCAAAAGATAAATTTCAAGCTACTGAGTTTATCATGGACGGTGGCCATGGCACAGGCTTTTGCATTGGTAACGTTATGAAGTACGCTCAACGTTATGGTAAAAAAGGTACGCGCACTGACGCTAGAAAAGATTTAATGAAAGTATTGCACTATGCATTAATGCAATTATATGTGCATGATCAAGAGTTATGATAGAATTAGCCTTAGGCATTTCATTACATCTAGGATTGGAGGATCAATATAATTGGTTACATCCACATGTTAGATATACTAATTGGAATGACTATATGGTTGGTGCTTACTATAACTCAGAGAGTGCAGTAAGCACGTATTTTGGTTATAGGTGGGAACTTGAAGATTGGGGATTAGAAGCTGCAATAGTAACTGGATATTCGTATAATGAGATTATACCATACGCTAGAGTTACATACGACAATTGGTATATTGCACCAGCTTTAGAAGATGATGCTAGTGGAATTGTTTTTGGATACGAGTTTAAACTAAACTAATCCGATAGTGGATTGTCTAATGCCTCTTGTAAACGTTCAAAGATTTCTTTATCTAATGCTTTCATATCACTTCTAATATCTTTGTCAGTTTGACGAACACCTGATTCAACTTCTCTTATAGATTGTGTAACATCTTTCTGTAATTGATTCATTTCGTTTCTTATACCTTCAAGCGTGTTACCAATACTATTTTGTGTTGTTTTAATTCTTGCTTCAGAGTCTTCCATATTAGTGCTGATCTTATCACGTAGATCTGCCATTGTGTCTTGATTATCTTTTAACGTTAATCTAAATCTCTCTTCAAAAGTATCTAATTTAGCATACACATCATTACGTAAAGATCGTACAGTCTTTTCTGCTCTCTGTATTTGTTCTTCTAAAAGAACGAATTGTCCTTCAATCCTCGAAACATCATTAGCTAAATCTTGTCTAATCTCTTGCGTATACGTAATTGCATCTTCTAGTTTCTGTAATTGCAATTCGTTTGCTGCAGCTATTTCATCGACATCTACATTCTGCACAATCTCTTTCATATCCATATAATCTTTGTAGAATTCGAAGCCACCCCATGCTGCGCCACCAAGAGTTGATAGTGCAGTAAGTATAGCAAACATCTTGCCACCTCTAAAGGTCATACCTCCAAATTCGAATTCAGCCATTAGCAGTGTCCTTCTCTATGATACTTTCTATTTTTTCCCCAGCATTTATGTAATGGCGCTACTACATTATTAGGTAAAGCACGTCCAGGATATCGATAGTATGGATGCTTCCTAAGGTGTTCTCTAAGTTCAGCTAGCTTTTCAGCTCTCTTTATGCTACGCATTTCAGCAGCGCATGCTGCAACTTTATTCCAACTAAATGTATCAAAGTTTTGTTGTTCGTAGCCATGCAGCTTTAAACAATTCTTTGAATCTTCGTTACTCGCTTTCACAGGATGACATGTTGCCATCACTAATAATATTGCATATATGTATTTCATCATTCACAAACCTCATATTTACATGGATTTAATATTCGATCCCATGTAGGACCTACATTACTCCAGTATTTTTCACTTTCTCCAAAATATGGCCACACGCCCCAATATAAAAAGAATGCAGCTATAACACCAATGATTAGTTGTTTCATTACTCGAATGCCAATTCCTTTAACTGTTTTAATTCTTGTTCAAGCTTTTGAACTTCTAGTACTTTCTTTCTTAATTCAAGTTCGTATAATCTATTACAATCAATTCTACTCTTTGCTCTATTACCAAGTGGTATCATAATTCTTGCATAAACACCGATATCACCCGTTTGCGTATCATTAAAATGATTATTCATAGTATCATAACGACCTTTATCAATTATGCCAGTTACACCGAATTCCAAGTTGGTAGCTG